ATTACTGGCTCATCGCAGTACTGTCCTATAGTGTATAAAGCCCATTTATCAACCAGTGCGTCATCTATGTAGTTTCCTAATCCATATCTATCGTTGGTTATAAGATCATATAAACACCAAGCGGGGTTATTGGACCAAGCAATTTTAAATGTGCCATCCCATGGCCCAGTATACGTGCGTTTTAAAGGGTCATAATTTACAGGTACTTTAATCTTTAATAGTTTAACATCATATGCACGATTAGGTATACTGTCAAACTGAGAGGAGTCTATACTAATACCGACAATAGCTGAGTTTGGATACCTGAATTTACCGTATGTTATCTCTGTTTCTAGATCTAACCAAGTTTGATTACCGAGACTGCCTTTAATACTCTCATTAGTATTACGGGAGACTCTAGTCATCCAAGTACCTGGCTGTCCAAAAGGAACGAATACACTTCTTTGATAGCGACTGCTAGCCTTACCAGATATAGAAATCTTGTTATCGTATCCTAGTTTGTACATCATATAAGACGTACATATACCATTTCCCGATGTTAGTATACGTATAGCCCTATCTGCTACCGCACCTACAGTAGAATAAAACGTAAGGCTATGTACTTGATTGCTTGGTAGTTCGGGCATAACAACACTAATTATACCGCCAAGTAAAGACTCTTGTGTACTATAATCTGCGGACAGTGTTCCTGTAGCTATATTTGTCCAAGCTCCACCATTAGTAGATTCTTGTATGGTATAAGTAATATCGTCATAAGTAATAATATTACCTAACAATTTAGAAAATATAGAATTACTATTATGCGAGAAATTAACAGAAATGTATAAACCAGTAGTGCTGAAAGTATTAGTAGTTATAGTTGTAGCATTAGTAGTATTTGTATAGCTTTGTGCATTTTCCCAAATTGTACGAATAGAAGCTGGATACCAGCCTGAATCTGCTCCCAGAGTAGTAATATGTCTAGCATGTACTTCTAACTCTACAGATGTACCATTAGTATCGCCGGTTGTTGTATCCTGTACGAATAGTTGAGGTACTCCTATGGTTAAACGTACACCATCTAACTCCCCATTACTATTAGAGTAGGTACGTTCTACAGGTTCGGCAGCTAGCTGTGGTAAACTACCGTTTACTGGTGTAATACCTTTAATGCGAGTATTAACTTCGCGTACACTTTCTACATTACTAAAACCGGCTATATATGATTGCTGTTGTGTACCAGTACGTGTATCCCAAGAGAATCCTGAAAAATTATAAGTACCATCGAAATTCATTAAAGGAACTTCATTTAGGTATATAGACTTTTCTCCTGCAACCAGTCCTTCTATTTCCCCCTCACATAGTAGATCTACTACTTGTGCATAAGCTATAGAGCGAAGACTATCTGGGGCTTCTACTGCTGGGCGACTACCCCCTCCACCTTTACCTCCACCACCTCCTTTAGAACCAACAATTGGGTATCGTGCAGCATATCCACCATTATGTACTCTAACATTATTACATATAAAAGTATGGTTTGGCTCTACAGTGAGATTGTATACAGGTTCTGCTTCTAGTACTTCTGCGGATATTATTGGACGAAGATGTCCCATACCATCTACTAGAGCATCTTTATTAGTCATTCCACCAATATCAATAAAATTATTATATTGGTTTAATACCCAGTGGTTAGGAGTTATATCAATAGATCCGTTCCAAAATCTTACGCGCAGTAAAGGTTCTGGATCTTCATGAAAATGTGTTTCTACTACTTTGGATACAAAAACTTCACCCTTCTCATTAAAGGATAGAATCTCATCTCCAATTTGTACTTCTTCAATTGGTTTAGTAAGGCCATGTTCTAATTGGACTAATGAGCCCCTTCTAAAACATCCGCCTTTTGATCCAATAATACTAGTCATAGTATTCCTTTATGTATCTGAAGTTGATATACCCGCTGATATGACTGCTGATCCAACTATTAATCTTCCATACCCTACTGGTACTGGGTGTCCTTGGGCTGTAGTATTGACAGCACCTCTAAATAGGTAGCTTGGTTTATTCTCTGGTGCTTCTTGTATATCTTGTGCTGTTCGTGTAGGACTAGGCATTAACATTTGGGCTATCCCTCCCATTACTAGGGATACACCTATATTTGCTACCATAGTAGTAGCTCCTGCGCTCATACCGAATAGACTTCCGGTTGCGAATCCCCCGGTCCCCCATGTAGCCCATATTAGAAAAGCACCTGCAGCAATACTAAATAACCCATCATCATCAGCACCAGCAACTGCTGGTGCTATTCTAATAATCTCTTTATAACTTACTGGCATAACTACATCTTTGGCATCAGTAACTCTAGTTGTGCCTGTCCATACTTTATATCCGTGAGGGTAGTCTACTAAATCTTGTGCAAACCCAGGATAATTAGCCTGCAGTGCTTTTAAAGCCTCTGCCAAACTATTTACAGCTAAATGGTGAACCTTACCGTATCTGTCCCCTAGCCAACCATACAATCTAATCTCTTTTAACATATTTCACCATTTTAATTGTATTCTTTCTGTACGCTCCACCGTATACGTCCCTACTAGACAATCTATTATACATATGGTGTATAATTTTATTATCTCCAATATATACCGCGGCATGGTTAACTACAGGACTATGTATCTGCATTAGCAGACCTACTCCATAATCTAATTTATCTGTTTCCTCAAATCCGGCTTTTTGAAAGTTTTCTAGATAAAGGTTCTGGCCTTTATGCCACCATCCTTCATCTCTTTCGAAATCTGGGATAACTATGCCCATTTCTATACGGTACCAATCACGTACTAAAGCATAGCAATCTAATATACCATGGCAGAACTCTCTACCTATCAATGGGGGCTCAAAACCCTGTGGAGCAAACTCATGCCAAGCATTGGCTGGAGTTGCGTATATATACCATGTTTTACGAGTTTTTTCACAACTAGATAAATCAGCCACGCTTGGCATGGCTGATTTATTACAATGGCTATGGAAAATTCCGACTACTTCGCCTTGATCTTCAGCTTCAGCATACTGCACAGGATCTATAATAAAATTATGTAACTCTCTTGAGGTATTAATACATGGAAAGAATACCTCTTTACCTTTACGTATAATAACTAATCCACACGCTTCTCTAGGATACTCTTGCTTAGCTAAGGCTTCAGCCTCGATCTTCCAATCTATCATCTTATAAGTCCTACTGAGGGGAATCCACCATAAGGCAATTCTGCGTTATTTCCCCATCTTAATTGGCAACTGGTTAATTTCTTACCACATACATCGTTAGCAGAATTGGTAGGGTTATCATTAGTGTCAAAATAGTTTGTACCTGTATAACCACATTCTCCACCACGATAAACCCATGCACAAGTATTTTGCACAATCTGACGTCTAGGTAATTGTACGAATGATACATCAAATTTTGCAGCTAATTCGAACTCTATTATAAGTTTATTTTCTGTAGCTTTTCTATCTACATAATAGTAATCTCTAGGTAGTTCAGCATTAGGGTCTGCAGTGGGATTAGTTCCACTAGGGAAATTTACAGCATCTAAATATTTTAGAAGTGTTCTGATACGAGTTACTTTAGCACCTAACATATCATTATAGTCCCGTACTAACGTACCTATTAGACCACTAACATTGGCCACCCGTAGGGTTGGCCTGGGTAATTGACCTTTTCCACTAAATTCGAAGCCGCTGGCCTCAATAGGAAAAAAGTTATACACATTGCCTTTCCAGGTTACGTTAGTTCCTAATTCATTAAGTCCGTTATGGAAGCGTATTGTATCGCCCTTAAAACCCGTTGGCAGATTTAACTCAAATAACTCTATAATACTACTTGGATTAAGGGATCTTAAATCTTGAGATAGTGTCATAGTGGATCAAATACCTGTACAAAAGTAGTAGAAAGCGTTCTACTAATAGGAGAGGAATACTCTACATCCCAACCTTCTGGACATATTACTTTATACTGGGTAGTCTCTCCAGGTGGAGTCCAATAGAATGGATCAGTACCTTTCTGCGTCTTTAGAAAGTTTTCTATATTAGCAATTACAGTAAGAGACTGATCCTTCCAAGTTAGCTTCCAAGTAGCTGGCATATAATTTATGCCAGCTACTACACGCTGTTCATACCCATCGCCAAAGGCTACTCTATTGATAGTAGTTTTAGTATTTTTAGTAAATCCAATACTTGGAAATATTGTTTTACCAGTACTATCAACAATTGCCGTATTAAAGTTACTAGGCATATAGTAATCCTCCTGGACGTTTCTGCTTAACTATTTCATCCTTAACCATGCCAGATATATTCTTAGCAAATTGATCTAGATTTGGTGAAGCGCTAGCTGTACCCTTCGCATCTGTCTCGCCGGTTTCAGCATTGACAGTAATAGATATATTAACATCTCCACCGCCGCCACGAATACCAAGATTACCGCTGGCATCACGTTTTAGTGGAAGAATAGCTTCTGGGCCGGCTTCGCCCATAAGTCCTGCGCCTTTCGCGAAGGCGAACATAGTAGGTGAGGATACTACAGTTCCTGAGTACTGGGATAAGCTTGGTGAATTAAAGACGCCGCCTTTTGCTACAAAGGCCATAGAGGTCAGTATATCTGGGGCAACATTCTGTGCACCTATCATCTCTAGACCAAACCCACTACTACCTGCGGATCCGCCACCAAATAATCCAGTTATACCTCCTAGTATACCTTTAGCCCCTCCTCCTGCCATTGATAGGGCTGAACTTAAGGCTGGTACCAGCCAACCGAATAGTCTTTGCAAAGACCCGGTGGCAAATTCAAATACTTTGGACATTCCAGGGAACATAGTATCTATAGCTTTTCCAAAGCTTCCCACAGCTGTATCAAAAAATCCTGTAGTAGCTGTCTGTTTGTTTACTATGCCTTCTTGTTCTGCCAGCATTCTAGCTTGTTCGCTATTAGGGTCTATACCATATTCCTTCGACATATCTTCAATACTTCTAGAAGGTATATCTCCTGCTGAAGCAATAGGCGTTTTTCCTCTGATCGCGTCCTCTAAACTCTTGAGAGCGCTGATAAGGGCATTTTGTGCTTTATCGGCTTTAGTTTCTGGAAGAATACCACTAAGAGCATCTTTCCATGCATTCTTCATTACCTGTGAAGCTGCATCTCTGAAAGCATTAGATAGTTCTGTGCGGGCGAAGTCAATCATGCCCTTCATAGTTAGTTCTGACTTCTGCATCATATCAAAGAACTTATCAATAGAATTATCTGTAGCAGCTATTAGGCCTTCGTTAAATACAGAAGCCGCTGACTGCGCTGCGCGGCTGGCCGCGCGAATTTTGTTGGTGAAATCTTCAGCAACCTGGCCCATATATTCACCAGTGAATCCCTGACCTGATTTCTCCATACTACGCATAGTTTCTTCTGTTTGTACTAATGCTTTTTGGTACTCTGCTTGTAATATTATAGCGGTTTTATTAAGTTCATTA